ATAATGGCTCATTAAATCCATCTTGTAAAATGAACATTGCCCTTTCTTGATGCCAAGCAACAACCCCTGTTTTAACAGATGAGCCGTAGCACTTTTCTACCACATCCCCCTCGTATATCTCCACTCCGTTCTTGTCGGTAAGGCCGGTGAATTGCGCCTCTGTTCCAGGGATTACCTCTATGCCGTCCAACGGGTCGCAATCTTTTATGTATGCCAGATTTTCTTTTAATGGTAAAATATAAACCCTGCCAGCCTTCCTGCCAACGCCGTGTATAAGGTCTCCATAAACCATTTCCGATTTATCAAGCCTAAAGCCCCTGAATTTTATTACTCTGTTTTGCATAGTTGTTTTTATTTAACCCTCCCCTCCAGTTCGGAGAGGATGAGGCGGTGTTTGTTTATTTCTGCTGATAACATTGGTATATCTCTACCTGAATCAAGTCTTTCCAGCACCTCAATAACCAGTTTGCAGTGGGCGATGGATATACGGGTGGCGTTGCATTCTTGATCCCTACTTAATAAAAAAGGGTCTTGCTGAAAAATACCCGCATAGGCATACGGTCTAAACACCTCCACCATCTCATCGGCGGCTTGCTTTACTTCGGTTGGGGTCATTTTATTTTGTTTTCGTTGTACCAGATGTGATATATTATCCCTGTTGTTTTTACAATAATTTCTATGGTAAACTTGTTTGCTTTCTCCCTCTTTTCTAACTCCCTTATAAGCGTTTTGCTCTGTAAATGGCAATGTTTTTACAAAATTTGCTCTACATATCATTGAACAAAAATGTCTTTTGTGCTTTTTTAAAAGACTTGGTTTTACGTATATCTCTTTGCTACAATTATCACAATGTATTGGGTTCGCTTTTCTTTTAGATAAGCCATAGCATTTAATAGAACAATATTTTACTTGTCCCCAACTTTCTATACTTTTGAAATAAGGTTTTTTAAATTCCTTATTACACAGTAAGCATATCTTTGTTTTCATGTATATTCCCAATTACTACCGCTTTGTCAACTGGCGACCATGAGCAAAACCCCTTTAAAGGATCATACGATACAACCCACCTTCTTTGATTTTTAGTTCCTTCGTATTGAGGCCAGCACATAACGCCCCCCTCATATATCTCTACGCCGTGTTTGTCGGTAAGGCCGGTGTATTGCATGATTTCTTTATACCTTATCGCCGGAACAAGCATTTCTGCATAATGACCACCTTCACCAAGTATCCCATTCCCCGTTGCTTTCTCACATCTGTGCCATGTGTTACTTATTACGAAATCCCAACGCCAAGGAGATACATCGTTGTGCATTTTATCTCCATCCCACGCCCTGAATTTTATTACCCTGTTCATAGTTGACGTTTTAGCTGTACTTCGCAGCGATAGCCGCGCAATCGGCTTGCGCCCGTGATAAATATCTTGCCTGAACAAATATCCTTACAGGTACTTTTCGCAGGTGTACGGGTATCTGCTTCCGGCCGCGGTTGTCTTTTTTCTTTTTTGCCATGCTGTAATTTTACGCTAAAATAGGTATTTTATTTTACTGTCCAAAAAAAGCACTAAAAATATTTTGTGGTATCAAAATTACACTTATCTTAGCGGTATCATTAACAATAAAAACTTGTCAATTATGAATACCATTTTAAACATCAGCCGGCTCGATTATAAAAATCCTCACTCAGGTGGTGGATTTTCCTTACTACCCACAGTTTCTTCTTTCGAAGATGTTGATGATATGAAAGAGATCAGATCAATTTCATTTGGGAAATTCTTAACCATAGAGGAATTCGAAACGGCAAAGTCGCTGTTCCCGAAATCGTATAACGTAAAAAGGTTACGCGGATACGACCAAGCCGACGAAGGCGGAATTGATTTTAAAAAGCCATACTTCCAGCTGTATTTTTCTTTCGAACAGCATTGGACAAACAAAACCACAGGAGAAAAAAACGAAGCAGCGGAAATTAGGCTTCAAAGGGTAATCAATAAAATAAAGCAAATAATATCAAATAACCATCCTGTTTCCTGACAAGTTCAGGACGGACAGCCAACCCGATACCGTAAATGGATCGGGCTTTGGCGGCAAAACAAGTTGTCTTATGCTCAACATCACCACATCGCCACGCATCAACTTTGACTGTTTGCAATTAATGCGGGCAGTCGATGAAGTATCATTCAAGATCGCAGGTAACGAATCGATATGGTGCCTGGCTGTTAAGGGCGCTATACAGCGTAAAGAACCCGCACGTCATATTATTACCACAGTACAGCAGATGGCAACCGATAATTACAACGCCATTGCAGACGTTTTGGGCGTTAAGTTAACCGATAAAATAATGCAGTTATGAAAGTGATCTGTATCGATGACAAACCGAACAAGGAAACCAATGTAGTGCCACCGTTCCGTTTTGGCGAAGAACTGGATATTGAGCCGGGGCGTAGAGATGAGTGTTGTAAGGTACTGCAATACCCGGAAACATGCCATAGGGGCTTTTTCATAGACGAATGGCGGCGTTCCAGGTTTGCCCCGCTTTCCGACATTGACGAAACTGAAATGATCCGTGAACGCAAAACCGAAACAGCATGAGCCGCCAGTACGAATCATACATCCAGCAGCAACTTGAACCGGAGCAAGTATGTCGCGGCAACGCAAAGCTGTATCGCGAAATCGTTATCGGAGACCGAACGTTCCGTATAGGGGAACCGCCATATAATCCGCTGGCATATACTAAGCCAGCAGCGATACAGGTGGATTTTGAGGCCGCGGAGCGGCAGGAAGACGAGTTTCTTAAAAACCACGGTATATGATAATTCTCTCTGGCATCACAAGCCTATGTTTAGCCCCGTTCTGGTTCGTTCTGCGCATCGGCATTGCACTGTTGCGGGAAATGTTCAGGACGGATAAGTAGCTGCCGGGTGTATTATTCATCAACTCTAAACGCTCAGTTAGTTGGTAGGTAATTGTTAAGCCATCCGGCCCCGGCGGTATAGAAACACGCCGCCGGAAACGATCAGATACCCAATGTTGGTAGCGGGGCAGGTCTGCAAAACCTGCGTAATACCGGTTCGATTCCGGTTCTGATCTCAATGGTATAGTGGCGTAGAGGTTTGCGCACCGGTCTGAAAAACCGGGGGTGTTGGTTCGATACCAGCCTATACCACTAATGCAGTTCGACTCTGCTCGCTGACCGAGATTGTGGTAAACGCCGGGCGCCCGGTTCGATTCCGGGGGATTTATATTACTGGTGCAACGGAGGTCATTTTTTTTGTAAACAACAACACTTAATATGCAAAACGAAATCGCAAAACTCTCCGGGTCTGAGATTATGTCAATGGGCAAAGCCTTTGCCGAATCTGGAATGTTCCCGGACATCAAGTCAGCCGCACAGGCGGTTGTAAAAATCCAGGCAGGTGCCGAGATTGGCATACCGCCGTTTGCCGCCATGAGCGGAATCCACATCATCCAGGGTAAGCCAACAATCGGGGCCGGACTGATCGCGTCTTCTGTCAAAGCATCCGGTAAGTACGATTACCGGGTGATGCAGCAGGATGAGAAAGTATGCAGCATCGATTTTTACCAGGGCAAGGAAAAGATCGGAAACTCTACTTTCACCATCGAGGATGCTAAAAAAGCCGGTACCAAGAATTTGGATAAATTCCCGAAGAATATGCTTTTTGCCAGGGCGATCAGTAACGGCGTTAAGTGGTTCTGCCCGGATGTCTTTAGCGGACCTGTTTATGTTCCGGAGGAAATGGAACAGATTACCGAAGATGTTCCGCATACCGAGGTTAAACCTCCCGCCAAAGCCATAGGCGCAAAGGGTTTTGCAGAGGCTATTGGAAGAATCGAGGCCGGTGAACTTGACCTGATCGAAAAACTCAAAACACTTGCTTTGACCGATGCGCAGAAAAAAGAACTTGACAAGTATGATGCTGGCTCACATTGAGCAGCAGAAGTACATCAACGAAATGAACCAGCGCATTGACAGCCCAGGTTATTTTACCGGTCATACCGAAAGGTCGTGCGATGTATTCGGCTGCGGTAGGGTTCTTACGCCACAGGAAAGGCTGTTCGGAAACAAATGTATTTATCATTCAAAAAATCAATAAACAATGACACACATCAAAGAATTACCCGCCGATCAGTTCGAGGCCATCGAAAGCCCGTTGCTCATCGAGGACGATCCCAGGTACGCATCAGGCGATAGCTTATGCCTGACAATGGAAGGGCACCGGGAACAGGTTACACTTGGCATTACAAAGGTATGCCGGGAAAAAGTACACAAGGGCTGGTGCTACCTGGCGCTGACCGGTATCGACGACCTGAAACAATTATTTCAAAAACAATAACACACACAATGGGAAAAATGATTACAGGCAGTATCTGCCTCACAGATCTGATCACAAAGGCCAAAGAAGGCCACAGCGCTTTCAGCAAGGCAAAAAACGGTAAGCTGTACTGCAATATTCTGGTATGGGAAAACGATACTCCCGATCAGTACGGCAACGATTTCAGCGTGCAGCTTAACCCGAAAAAAGACGCCTCTGAGGCCGAAAAAAAACAGTACATCGGCAACATGAAGCGGCTGTCCGAAGCCCCCGGGAATGTTGCCCCGGCTGATCTTCCGAGCGACGAAGAATTAAACGACTTGCCTTTCTGATGGGTTGTTGTTCAAGTACGCCCCGGCTTATGGCCGGGGTTTTTTATTGCATTGCATCCATGAACCTAACGGCATACCCAGCAATGAGTTCCGCCTTATCGGTTCCGTTGATGATGCGGCGTGCGTTAAAGAAGTCGCACTTGCTTCCGGTGATGTAATCGGATAGTTTCTTACCCGTGTAGATGCCCTTTGTCATGGCGTAGATGGTTGCCCAGGCCGACGGAACGACCTGCAAAAGCAGCGAAGGGTTGTTCAGGAAATCCCAGCCATGCGTATTGGCCTTGGTCAGTTTCTCGTAGTTCTCGTACCATGTGTTTTGAGTGAACCCACGTCCGTAATAGACATGATCCGGCACGGCGTACGGCTTGCCGCTGAACTTGACCTTATGCCCGTATGTTCGGTTTCGGCCCTTACCGTACTCTTCTATCGGCTGCATGGTCTTATCGGTTTCGTGATATCCGGTTGCCATGATGTACGCCAGTTGCCGGTAATCGGTCACAATACCTTCGGCCATATCAAGTATTGCCTCCATGCCTTGCACCTGCCCTTGTGATAGCTTTCCGCCGAATAAGGTATCGCGCACCTTGTCGTAGAATAGTTGTCTGTTCATTTTTTAACAATTGAATATTTCCCGGCCGCCCACTTCGCCACCTCAGTTTACCACCACAAAGGCGGCGATGATGAGGGCGGTCATTCTGTGATAATTCCGATGCCAACCGCAGCCGCAAAAGCAACCCCGGCCCAAATGAGTGTCCGCTTCCAGTTGATAGGCGTTTTATTCGCTTTGTCAAAAGCGATGTTTCCGCCCAAAACGACGGCTGAAATAAGTCCAGCCACGATGAATGTTGTTGTCATTTTGATACTTTTTTGAGTGAGAAATATTGTGCGACGTTCTTACCAAAGAAGAACCCGGCCACGCAGAAAAGAAGTGCGCAGGCAAAATCAGCAACTTGCTCATTAATGCCAGATATGTTTGGCAGCGCCATGCCCGTACCGGTGGCGGCCATTACAGCCAAGGGGATGATGTATTTCATTAGTCAGCTATTTTAAGAATATGAAATAAGCCGCAACCGCCACCCCCGCTGTCCCGATCCCAACAAATACCGTTTTTCGCTTCTGCCGGCGCAAAGCCTTGTTTTGTTTTTTCATTTCGCTGACAGCAATATCCCGCTGCTCTTTCAGGTTCTGAACCTCGGATTTGTAGGTTTCAATCACCTTACTGTTGAACGTGTCTTTCAGCACACTCACCCGGATCATGCTATCCTTAATCGCTATCCGCTGCTCGAGCAGGCTGATTTTTTCGTTCAGCAGTTTGATGCGCTCCGCGTCAACCTTACCTTTTTCGATGAGTTTAGCCGCATTACGCAGCCACTCGTTTTCAATAGTCGTTGTCTGGTTGCTTTGGCAGATTGCGGAAGTACTCACGCAGATCATCGCTGCCGTAACCATTAATAATTTTAGCTTTCTCATTATACCTGTTTGAAAGTTTGTCAAGTTGTGCGTTCAGTAAAAGGATGTTTTCGTGTACCAAGCTATCCCGGATGCGCAGGATCGTGTTCTGGTTTTCGAGTTCCTGTTTCTGCTCCTCATAAGCCTCTCGCTGCTTTTCAATCTGCAACCTGGATTCCTCTTTGAGTTTCAGGCGTTCGTTTGTAAGTTCCAACGAGTGATCTTTTTTCATCCCCTGCAATACAAGAATGAAGCATACTCCTACCATAATAAACAGCAGGCATACGACTATCTTGTACTTATGTTTTTCTATGAAGTCGAAGGCTTTCATGTTAAAATATTATTCCTGTTATCAGCGTAACGATCCACGAACCCAAAAGCCAGAATATTATCTTCTCACTGGACTGATATTTGCTGTATAGTTGTCGAGCGATATTGCTCATAACATGGTTTTCTTTTGAATCATGTACACGTTTTCCGGCTCCGTGTTCTCATGGGGCTTTTTCGTCTGTAGTTGATTCCGTGTAATCTTCGCCGTTTGCCAACATTCTGCCGATAAACTTGATGCCAGCAACAATACCTGTATTGATAAGCAGGATCAATTTGTTTGCAAAAGCCTCATCCTTAAACCCCCAAGATGATAGTATTGCTACAACCGCAGGAATAAGGATAATCAATAAACCTTCTTCTAATTTCCTCCACCACCTTGGGGCCGGCTTTTTTGCGTTCTTGTATTTAAATGTCGTGTTTGCCATTACCTTTTTTTGAGTTCCTTATAAATGCGTATCCCGTTATACAAAATTGTTGTGGCGATACCGATGGCGGATAATACCTGCAATACTGTTATGCCTGAAAAAATCCCGAGCAATGTCAGGGAGCTGATCTTAATGCTTGTCCAGTCGATTGAATGGTCGAGAATTTGCCAAAAATGCTTCATTAGTTCTTAATGATTGGTGAATGAAAAACCACGGTGTCTTTTATCGGACGTTTCCGGCTGTTCAGAAACAGTACCGGAGTTATATAATAGTTCGCTGCGCCAGCCGGGGTATTCTGTATCCGGTTGTAAACCGTGTCGTAAACCATAACAGCGTACCCGGTGATGGTCTTTGTATTTCCGTTTCGTGTCGTTGTGATACGGCACGGAAGCGTATCCTGGCTGCGGCACCCGGCCACAAGGCAGATTAGTAGTATCGTTATTATGGTTCTCATTACATGTTTGGTATTAAACGCCAGACAGAATTTGCCCCGTCGTATATCAGGTAAATAGCTCCGGGGCCGTAGGCGTCAAGTTTATTAACTGTTGATCCGTCGAGTATTGTTACGTTGGTACTTAAATTCCAGCTATTAGAGGGGGAAACAGTCAGGTAAAAAAGTATCACATCAGCATCCTGACCTGTTGGCAGCGTTATTGTTCTGCCGGTTGAAGGATTAGGAAGCACATACGCCGTACCTGCGGCGGCGGTAAAGTCTGCGTCCGATGCGTTCAGGGTGCGGTAAATAATATTGCGTGCAATCAATTTCCCAGATGCCTTTATATTGCCGGTAACTTCCAATTTCTCGCCGGGGGATGTATTGCCTATGCCTACATCACCTGCGTATGTAACGCGCATACGATCAACACCCCCTGTTTGGTAGGTTATGTAAGACCCGTTGGCGTTTATTACAAAAGGAACAGAGCCAACCTTAAACTGCCCGTTGGTTATGTATGTGTACCCATCCGGATCGGAGATTTCGACTGTATTCTGAACGTAACCCGTAGAAACGAATTTTGCAACGGCCCCCGACGCTGTGGCGTGTATTGTTGTCGAAGGCGATGACGTTCCGATACCTAACCGCTTGTTGGTGCTGTCGTAGAAAAAGTCGCTGTTTTTTTGTTGCAGTATTCCACCAGTACCAGCAAAGAAAACACTACCAGCTGTAGCTGATGTAACGGCAGAACCGATGGAGAGAGAAGAACCACTACTCAAACCTGGCCAGTATGTCATCGGAATAACATCGCCCAACGACGAGATACCCATCGGCTTATAAGTCGAAGTGTCTGTAGATGCCGAACCCATTGATGCCATCCGTACAGTGCCGACAGTATGAAAAACAGCCGCAGGTGTCAGCGTTCCGATACCTACACTACCCTCACCATTCTCTACAGCGAGTGCGATATTGTTGACAGCATTTGCTGTCTTTAACCGGAGGGCTATATTTGTTGTAGTTGCGCCAGTTGCCTCAATATGCGCCGCCGTTACCGATCCCGTCGATCCTGATGACACTCCATAAAAGGCATAACCACCGGTTGCGTTACCGTAAACACCCTTTCCTGTGTTCGTATTACCATACACACCATACCCATTTGATCCGGTTGCAATTCCATACGCACCAATATTGTTAAGGCTTGCGCCGCTGGCGGAAAAGTATCCACCATAGTTAGATGATGCGGTCCCCGTGTGGGTATTCGTTGAGCGTATCCCATAGGTAGACTGCGTGGCATTTGAGTTAGCCCCAGAAGATGTTATTTCCAAAATCGTTTGAGCGTTTGCAGCGGCTGCTGTAGATGTAGTGCTAAGTAAAAGGCCAGTTGCAGAAAGGCTATTCCATTGCCAAGTCTGCTTATTGTTTGCGTTGTTGATTGTATTTGATGCTGTCGCTGCGGTTAATGATGATAGCGTGTTGTCAACCCACGACACGGGCGATACGCTGCCATTGGTCTGTAGTCTGTACCCGCTCGTTCCGTAGTCAGGCGGATCACCAATACCAATTGCTCCGTTAACGTTTACGGTCAATACCCTGTCGCCATTTGTTTTTATCACCAAGTCCTTGTTATCATTCGTACCCAGCCAGTTTACGGAAGTATCGATACCGCTGTTGCCGGTATTGCGCCACACGCTATTCAGCGCCGGAAGAATATACCCATACGATACCCCTACCTTCCAGTAGAATAGGCTATCCCCGTTCACCGTAACGCTGTCAACCTTCCCGTCGAGTAAACCGATGATCCCGGAGGAATCAATCGCCAAAGCCCGCCAGCACGCACAGTTCGGGTAGTACCCGTAGAACGTGTTATCGGAGGTCTTGTACCGTATCTGCGGGAGTGTAGAAGGTTCCCGCCCCACTACCGTATCGCCCTGCGGCACGATCATCGAGCTGTCGGCCTTCCAATGGTAGAACCGTGTTGGCCGTTCATCAACATACAGTATCGTATTGGCAAGGGTAGTGAACCTGTACGGCCCTATGGTCTGCGACTGCGAACCAGAACCGCAGATAGACTTGTAGTAGTACACATACTGCGTAGCCGGTTGCAGACCGGTCAGGTTACGCAATGCACCCGTACCGGATGAAGTCACTGTATCGGTCTGGCCCACACGGACGTACTTCAATTGCAGCGATACCACCGCCCCGGTGAAGTGGGATGTGGTTCCGTTGATGCGTGCTGTCGTCGCCGTGATCTGCGTGGCCGAATTACTGCGCACCGTATCTTCATCGGCGCAGAACTGTCCGTATGCGACTGACCATAGCAAGGCAAGTGTAAAGAGTATTTTTTTCATAATCATAGGTCTCTGTATGTTGCGTAAGGTGGTGTCTCTCCGTCCTCAAAGGGTTCAGGGAACGTGAACACGGCATCATCGCCGGATGTCTCGTACAGCACTTCGTTGCCGACCGGTGTACCGGAGGTGATGATGTTGCTGCGGCCGCGACCGTCCTTGTAAACGCCGGTGATATACTTATTTCCGAGGCCTGTGGCCGTCCAGGTGTACGCCCCTGTTGTGGCCGGAGCTGTGTCGCCTTGTTCTGGGTATCTCATTTCTGATCCTGCCGGTGCAGGCGGTTGATCGTAAACAATAGTCAATGCCCCCGTGCCTTGCAGTTGCACCTGAAACGTGGCAATGCCGTCAAAGGAACCGGTATCGGTGTAACTGCTGATATAAAAGTACGCTTCTTTTGTGTATATATCCCCGTTCTGTGCCGTCTGTTCAAACCGGCAGAGAACCTTAGTCTTTGCCATTTGCAGGCTTAACAGATCAGCCTCCGATAGATCACTTCCTGTATCAAGCGCACATACCCCATCAAGTTGACCAGTAAACCCGTGTACGGTAGCCTTGAAAGACTTGTAGTTACCATCGCCTGGCCCGGTCGTTTCGATGAAGTCTGTGTTCATTGTGAACGACCCCGACCTTGCGCATGCGAACTGCCGCCACGCCCCGTTCCGGTAGAAGTACAATGTATAATCGGCTCCTAATACTTTACTAATCATGTTGTTGAATAAAGATACTTAAACTCATAATCAGGGTCAAACTCCGGCTCTAACTCGTCGTGCAATTCCCACAGCGTACCGCTGTATTCATTGCGCCGGTAATCGATTGTCAGCAAGCCAAAGGTAAAGATTTTTGTCGGGTTGAACGCTATGCGGGCCAGCGTGAGCAGCGATACCGGCGTGTTGTTTTGCCATGCGCCGGTGAAGCCTGCTTCGTACTTTAGCCTGGTCATGCGGCGCCATGTCAATTCCTGGAGTGTTGAGCGTTCACCGAGACGCCAGCCGTTTGCGTCGGCAGCGTAACGCCAGTAGGTTGTCAAGTCCTGCACGAGGCCGGTTTTGGTAGGCAGAAACAGCGCCCCGGATATGGCGTTGCGTGGCGCATCATCGATATTAATGTCCTGCGACTGATTTAGTTTCTTAGTGCCTGTTTGCTCCTGTTTGTGGGTATGGCCGATGATCTTTGATGTATCATTGATAAACGGCGTTACTTCGATGCGTATGTCTTTGTAATGTGTTTCTCTGCTGCTGTTAGCCGGATTCGGTGTAACAATAGCAAGATATGGCGTACACATACCTGCAAACGGCGTCTGCGAAGATTGTATCTCTACATTATGCCATTGGTTCGCATTGTCGCCGCTCGGTATTGTGTAGGTAAAGCCAAGTGTAGAGAGCCATTCCCCGTTATCCACCGGAAGTTCATTGACGTATCTGTAAAGTGTGCCGTCCCATAATTCAAGCGTGAACACAATAAACGCAGGGCCCGGTACGCTTACATTTGTATTGAATGAAAATGAAAATTTTATCTTATCCCCTTGGCTTACCTCGAAAGGCGTACCAGCGACGGCCCTGCGATTGTCAAAAGCTACGTTACGTACAACAAGTTCCCGGAAAACCTCTCCGCCGTTTGAATCGAATTTCACCCTGATAAACCTTTCGCAAAACGGCAAACCCCACGCATTTTCCCAGCCGATGGCAACATACTCTTTATAAGTAAAACCACCCGTTGTATATTCCCGGATCAGGTCGCCAATTGTTTGCAGATCGTAGTTCTTTAACAGGTATTTTGGGTTCTGGTATTCAAACTTCTTTTTCGAGAACTTCCAGCTACGGTAAGATGTTATGTTCAGCGGGAAGATGTGTTGCGTTGCTGCCCCCGGCCCTATGTTTACCAAGTTGCCGAACGTCGTAGTTCCGATCTCGGCCCATGCCTCGTCAAACACAAAACCCGGCAGCGCATAACCGGTGTACTGCTTTGCCTCAAACCAGTTTATTATCTGCCATTGCCCGTTGGCCTGGAATAACGTACAGTTGAATGTTTCAAGTATCTTGGTAAGTACCGAATAGCAGTCTTGGTATCCGTCACCGGAAATGAACGTCTGGCTGCTGATGATCGTCTGCGGCAGGCACGAACGGGTATTATCCTGCCGGTATTCGTACAGATTCATAAACACGTTCGTAACTAAAGCAAGGTTTGTCTGCGCAAGGCACACGGCTATCATAGATAGCAGACTGTTGCGTTCTGTAAGGTTGATCTCCCCGGTAAGGTAGATTGTTTCGTCTCCGTATGCAATACCTCCGGTCGTTGTGGTTGTTACAATCAGCCAGTTGTACCCGATAGAATCAATGACAGTAAGTGGTATCTGCGGGGTTGCGGATGCAATGGCATATGTGCCGCCTCCTATCTCAATGGTATTCCCCGGTTGCGGGTAGAAGGCAATATCTGCAACGTACACGTAAATTTCAGTATCAACCCCGTTTGTACGCCTTACAGCGTAGAAACTCCGACGCACCTCCGCGTCCTGCAACGGCACGTCTTTGAGCAGGCCAAGGCCGTCAGTGGCGGTCAGGTTGATGACGTGTTCGTAATCTACGGCCACTTCGCCAAAATCGTCCTGCACAAGGTACCCGATGAACAGGACGTTGCTGTTTTCATCGAGCAGCTTTACCTGTACCCCGTCATCGTCGTCACTCATAAATGCTGAAATCGGAATATCACCGGCGTTCACCAGGGCAATATCCAGCGACTGCCCTTTGATCGGTTCGGCAGGGTCGTCTATACTGCACTTCTGTTGTACAGTCACTCCGGCACCCGTAATGGTCATAGGGCCACCGGTGTAGCCCTTGAACAGAAATTGCAGCGTGTACAGCCTCGACGGGTTGAAGTCGTCGGCTATGGAAGAAAATTGTGTTTGGTATTTTAAGCCGTATGCCATAACTTAGGTGCCGTTAGTGATTAATGTTACTTTTTGTTTTCCCCCGGTTGTTTTTACTTCCGGGGGTTTTTGTATCTTTGAGGCTCATACAGTCTGAAATTGTAAACCGGGCGTTTCTACGTTCGGTTTTTTATTTATATTTGATTCAGTTCTTATTTTTAACCCGGATGACTTTTGACGTCCGATTGTACACGGCCCCGGATTCATAGCCGGGGTTTTTTTATCCTGTCCTGCTCAACTTAGCGTCAACCCTGTTTAAGAATATCCTGAATTGCGTACCATCATAAGCAATGGAAGGCATAAGCGTTATACCACCGCCACCGTATGCCATCACCTCGTTGTTCGGCACAACCGATGATCCCCTTGGCAGCAATACCGTTTCGGGGCCACGTTCACCCACCGTTGCGATACCGCCCTCAAAGTTTCGGACGCCGGTGGCGAATTTGGCTGAATTGAATTTCTTTGTAGCTGCCGCCGCAAGCGTTGAACCAAGCAACTGCAATGCAAATCCAGCAATGATAGCTGTTTGTGGCGTTAACTTCAATGCTTGAACTGCTTTCTTAGCGATAATCATCTGAACGCCTACCTGAACAAGATATTTACCAAGCTCTTTTATCTGAGCTCCAATACTTGATATAAGGCCCTCAAAAAGATTTGGCAAAAAACTACCCTGCCCGGCAAGTGTTTTTCCAATGGTATCTGCAAAAGTAGATATTGAATCATTGATGATATTTGCAAAAGTTTGATTGATCGCAGTTGTAGCTTTTTCCTGGAAATCTTTTAATGCCTGCTCGTTTAAAAAAGCCTTAAACAATCCAAGCGTAAACGACTGGCTATCGATGCCTCTGTTTATCTGAATAGACGGCGTTAACACCAGTTTCGGGCTGAACTGCTTTGGAGCAGATACCACCTTCCCCGGAGGGAATAGTGAACCTAATTGACGTTCGATTTCCGGGGCCTCTACTTCTGTTTTTATCTTTACCGGCTTTACCTCAACTCCTTTACTAAATTGAGCCAGTTTAGCAATTAAATCCTGTATATCTTTTTGAAGCCTTGCTATCTCGATTTCCTGCTGCTGGAATATTGTTAGCTTCTTTTCAGAAGGAGCAACGAGTAGGTTTTTTGCGTTTTGAACGCTGTCTGCATATTTACGGAATGATTCTGTAATTCTTTTTTGATCTTCCGTTTGTGCAGCACCTTGCAAAGTAAGCAACCTGGTAACTTTTGACTCGATTTCAGCCTGAACAAGTTTTGCAGCAATTACATTCTTAAAATTTTCTAGGTATGCTTTGTATGCTGCATCAAGTCCTACAACTGCATCTTTTTCCAGACGTAGGTTATTAAATACTTCTGGCTGGATGCGTTTAAGTTCTTCAATAGCTGCCAGCTTTCTGTCCCTGGTTTCTGTTTCAGATTTTAACACCGCTACCAGCGCGGTAGTGCTGGCAATTTCCTGGGCTGATGACTTTACTATTTCACCAAGGCTTTCGGCATAGCTTTTTGTTTTCTTGGCCGCCTTTTCCGATTCATCTCCGGCTGATCGGGTATTCATTGCGTAAACTGTAAGCAATGATGTAACCACCGATACAGCAAGCCCAAGCCCTCCTCCGCCAATCAGCCCGGATGCAAGCGATGCCAGTGCGCCCTTTGTTGACCCCGTTTCTACTTTAAGCCGCTGGAATGATTCAATTAAAGGATTGATATTATTTGCAATACCGATAAACCCGAACGGAGCGTCCTGGACAACCCTGCCCAGGTTCGTCAGCGCATTGGTAGCCTGGTTGGCACCGGATGGCAATGTTTTACCTATGCCGTTGGCTGCCTTTGATATGGCTGCGTCAGACTTGGCAGCCGTTGCAGCCGTTTTACCAAGTTCAGTTTGCAGCTTCCCCAGCCCTGCTGTCGCTTGGCTTACGTCAGCTGTTGCTCTTATCTCGAAGTTCGGCATATTTCTTTCTTTGTCTGTTTGCCCACTCTACATACTGTTCTGGCGTCATACCAGATACCGGCGTTGATACCACCACTGCATCTCGACGCAGCCTCCATAACTGCGTGATCCTGGTGCCCTGCTTGATGTTCACGCCGCAGTACATGGCGTGAATCCGTAGCACTTCTGATATATCATCCACCTTGTCAAAATAGCCCTCGACCGCATAGTAAAACGATTCCGGGCTATTCTCGAATAAGTCTTTCTCCTTCCAGCCTATGCGTCCTGCAAGTCGGTAACACTCGGCTCGGTAGCTTCGCTTTTTTTTTCATCGCTTACAGGCACCGGGTCAGGCATTTCTTCTTTCTTATACCCGACCGATTCCTGGTAGGCGCCAAGGATGGCTGCGTACGGATCCTCTCCGAGTGCATCGCACCATTCGCAGACCTGCTCGAATGTAAAGTCGACCGGTTCGCCTTTAACGATGCAGTTCGCCTTCAATGCGGCCCATACGACCGCATAACCACCGAAGGCTTTTACATCTCCTGTGTCAAATGTTTCAATCTTGTCCTGCACCAGGATATGAGTACCCTGGCTAAATTTTAACCCTCTCGGCTTGCCGCCGATGTCAATTTGCAAGTACGCCATAGTTTACGTTTTAGCTTCCTTCGTGGCGGGTAGGCACTCCGTTCAACTGGATGGTTGCGCTGAATGTAGCTGCCCCGTCTTTCGGTGCGGATAGCGACAGCGAACTGATGATCGCATCCGTTCCGGTATAGTAATCCTCACCTACGCCAGGATCCTCTGGCCCGAACAGCCAGGCGAATGGCGTATCGTTCTCGAACAGATCGTTAAGAGCTGCTTCGCTCAGGCAGTTCGCATCCGGGGTGAACACCACGTTGCCGCTGATGTTGATCGTCCTGTCTTTGGTTCCGTTGAACTTATGCGTGCCGCACTTGCTCGACGCATCGATCACGTTTGCCGTGCGCTCAAAACTGTTTTCGTTCAGGCACACAACGAGATCGTATGACGTTCCGACATTGGTCGAATCGAGCATGAAAACGATGTTTTTGCCTTCTACGGGAATGTTTGCCATGTTAATAGCTTATTAAATGTGAAAAAATTAAATTCCTTGATACATAAGCCCGGCCTGCAAGTACGCCGTAATCTGTTTCGTTGTCGTTTGCAAGTGTGGTACTTATGATATTGATCCCCGTTGCTGTCAGTGTGTTTTGTGGCGTTGGTTTTACCGCCTCTATAATTTCGCCACAGACCGTGTTCAGTTGTTTGCGGTTGTTGTACTTGTACTCCCAGCTATTCACGGTTACCTGTATCTGTGCCTGGTGATCGTTGCTGGACTTCGTACTAACGTCGCTGGCCGTTACGTTACTGATGACGATGTACATTTTATCAAGCAGGTCATCCGGTTCAACCCCCTCGAACGTAGGATACCCAAGCGCCGATATAGCGTCGTAGTAAGCCTTTGTGAGCGGGTTGTTTATGTCCTTCATACCGTGAATACTTTTTTAATGTCAGCCTCCAATGCCGGCGTATTCTTTGTTACCGCCGGGTAAACGAACGGCTGTGGCCTTATCCCGTTCTGCAGGATGTTAAGCGCAATGGCATAAGCCGCCTGCTGCATAGCATCCAAAGAGCTTTTCGATTCAGATGTACGGCCTGATTTTGTTTTCAATCCTCCGATCCCCTTCTGCCGTACCCACTGCATAATATCCTGAATGAACTGATCGAATGTGCCACCACCCTTTCCACGAAACGTCGCAGCGTATGACTGCCAGTCCTGCGGGAGCGTAGCAACATACCTGGCCGCGAACTTACGGGTGCCGAACTCAAGGTATGCAGCATAGTCAGCCGTTACGGTTATCTTGGCCGTGAAGCCATCAACAGTACCGTTGATCGAATTACGCAACCTTCCTTCGTTTGCCGGAGCAAGGCGCTTCGCTTCGGTTTCTGTGTTCTTTACAAACTTGGTAAGAGCTACTTTGGTTTCTGATTCTGCCCGCTTGGCCGTCTTTTCGACCGTTGCGATCAGGTTGTCAAGCCCGTTCAGTTTGATACTAAGCATCAGCTACTGGTTTGCGGTAAAATATCTTCATCGATCACCGTGCAGCGCAGCACTTCGTATCGGATCATGCCTTCCTGGTCAATCGAAACGCTATTGATCTTCATCCTCATCCCGTTGTACCTGACTTCGTAGTTCGACTTAACCGGTCTGGATGCCTCATATCGCTTCGTGATCTTGTAATCGTACTGCCATAGCTGCTGTGCGTTCTGCGTAAGCGGTGCCCCGGTTCGGTTTTCTACCTTTGCCCAGGTTTGCCATGAATCTACGTCAACCTGGTCAACGCCGGCGTGATCGTTCTGCTGCCATGTAACAACGGCAATCGTTATCCTGCTTCGCATTACCATACACGGCTGTATTGTTTAAGCGTGTCAAGATATACCGGAGGGTACTGGCTTTCCCGGTTGCGACGCTCATCGTACCGGTAGTGAATACATTCCAGCAACGCCAATTTCAGGTGCGCCGGCAATGTTTCGTATCCGGCCTCTACGGTCACAATCAGCCGTTCGCTGCACGGCGTAAGCAACTGTTTAAAAGAACTGTTTGTAGCCTCATGGTCAACATCGACCTCATCCGAATCGGTAACTGATTCAATGGTTCCGTGTGGCCCCAATGGCAGGTAACCCGCTCCGTTGGCGTTGTTGATGGAAGCTATGATCGTGCGCTGAACAAAGCCGATGTTCGTTAACTGCTCACATTCTATCCTGCACGCCGTTATGAGCATATCAATAAAATCGTCGTCATCCGAAACATCTATCCGGCAGAAGTTCTTTGCCTCTGTTCGTGTAACCGGTTCGGTAATACCGCCGCTCGGCTCCACGTCTGTTATGTCGTATGTTTGGTTGTACGAGATCATTGTTATAAAAAAGCCCCCGACCTAAATCGGGCAGGGGCGTATTGTAAACAGCACACGAGGGGCGTGATTATGAACCCGGTGGAACCGCGCCGAGCACCCTGTAAGATGCACCGTAGATCGGCAATGCAACGGTTTCTTCAACACGAACAAGGATCTGGTTTGTCGCAGCCAGTGATGCGTGCTGATTGAAGAACTCCAAACGGATATTTTCCTGGACGAGCAGATCTGTACCCATTGCGGCCTCGATGAAATAATCTCCCGATGTAAGTGCGGTTGTTTTGAACACCGGTACGCCACCGATGAACAACTGACCTCCGGTAAACGTCACATTTTTGGGCAGATCGTATTCTCCGGAGCCGCTTGCCGTCTCTTTGAAAATACCCCAGTAATCCACCGGGCGAACCCAGATACCGATTGCAAGACGCTTGTTGGTATCTTCCAGCAAAGCCAGGTCGTCGATGATTGCCTCGCACAGTTTCGTTGCGGTTGATGTTGATGCCGTGTAATTACCGGAGTGCAGCAAACCAGAAAGGTTCGGGCTTGTTCCGTCACCGTAGAGTATCTGCGCATCTTCAACGTCGAGTAGCTTTTCGGGCACCCGCAGGTTGATGTAGTTCATAAAGTTCGGGATGTTGTTCATCGCTTTCTTTGAAACGATCATCAGCCCTGCGATTGTCTCAAATTTTACGCTCGATTCAACGAGGTCTACGTCAAAAGAAGGCTTTAAACCCGTACCTACATTCGTGGCGGCAGCGGCTTGCTTTTCAGCGGTAGGAGCCGGAGCGCCTTCGCCGTTACCGTTTTCCTTCATAAAGTAGTAATCTGTGCCAGGCCCCGCCGGAACCACGTTCAGGAAGTTACGCATATGCCCGATCTGGTTCGGGTTGGTGATGATGCCGGGTTTGTAAACGGCACCCCAAACGGAGCCACCGGTTACGTTTGCGGTTGAAACGTCGGCCACAGCCTTTGTTTGCAGCGGGTTTTCGCTTGACTTGATTTCAAGCGCCAGTTTGGTGGTTTCTCCTCTGGTAAACTTGGCAATGTCGTCTGCCTTTTCTTCAAACATTTCGCTCACGGCAGTAGAGAATGACTTTCTTTCAACCGGGGTTTTGGCAGTCTGACTGCGCATCCCTTTCACACGAACATCAATCAGTTCCAAGGCCTTGACGGTAACGGCAAGTTTTTCCTGGATGTCTTTGATCTCGGTTTCTTTTGCGGTCTTAGCCTCTTCGGCTGCGGCCTTGATTTCTTCGATCTGCGCGTCAAAGTTCTTCTGTTCCATCGCGGCACGTGCCTCGTACATCTTCTGCATGAGCTGGAAGTACTGCGGAACGTCTTCGGGTTTTTCAGCCTTGAAGTCCTCGAACGACTTCTTGGCGGCTTCGTATGTATCTGTCAGCGCCTTTTTTTCTGCGGCGATCTGCTCAGCGGTTTTCTTTGCCATTGTATAAAACGGTTTAGTTTTTTTGTAATTGGTTTATAGCTCCAATCCATCCTGACCATTGTTTTTCCGGCTGAGTGGTTTTACCCGGCTCAGTGTTTTTTAGGTCTATGATGTATTGAGATAATTGTTTTGAGTGCAGCAACAGCATTTCGATTGTCTCGTCTGTTGCGGAAGATTCCCGGCAAAACTTTTCAATCGCTTTTTGTTGATCCGAAATACGGTCAATGTCAATGCCTGATTTTAAACCGGTAAGCGGCGTGAGCGGATTTGCGCCCCATGCGGTAAGGCTACTGCCTTCCATGAGTTTGACCTCGGTCAGTTCAAACCATCCGCCGGATGGGTTTTTCATGTATCCCTCGTAATCCTGCAACTGGTTGCGCTTCATTGTCCTGTAACCGATTGAGTGTTCTGTAATTAGCCCGCTCTCAACCATTTTTGTAAAATCTTGACCCAGCGCATGAGTGCCAAGTTGCGATTCGTAATACAGGCCCTTTGTATCCTCCCTCAATGTGAACAACTTGCCAAGCGGATGACCGGGGTTGTGGTTCATCAGGTGCTTGATACGTGGCGACTGGCTATCCGGCCCGTTTTCCCGGATCGTTTTAAGGAAAGCACCTTTTCGGATCACATCTCCATCGGAATCTACGTTATCGAAAGCAGAAAAATATCCCGTTACGATACCCTTCTTCCCGTCAACATCTTTGATCGAACAGGCTAAGGTGAAATCTTTTACGGAAAAAATCTGCTTCATTTGCCCGTAAAAATAATCTTATTGAAGCCTTTCGTAATTCAAACAAGTGTAGTAAATTTACTTCATGCAAAAAATCCAGATCACACATACTTCGGTAAGAATCCGTCGAGATGTACTTGATAAACTCCGGGAACATACCATCGAATCACGCCACACCCTTGCCGGGTTTACCGAACTGGCAATACTTGAAAAGATAGATAGAGAAAGGAGAGAGAAGAAAGAATACGTTGATTTTGGAAAGCCTACTCAATAACCTCATACCCAAGTGTACACCGGCAGTTTACGATCTCTGAACCCGGAACGGTCATCCCGTTTGGCTGAGTACGAACTCCCGGCTGCATCATCTGCGTACCATTCACGTTAAACGCATCGTCAATGGGTATCTTAGTTTCATCGATATTGCGGTGACTATGCCGGGTACGGTTGTCGTTCACCGCCAGCCATATCTTTCGCATCGGCACCCCGGTTTCTTTGGCGTTGATAAGTGATGCCGTGTTTGCGGCGGCCGTTGTCTCTGTTCTGGCGATGCGCCTGGCCCTCATGGCCCCAAGTTCGGGAGACGCCTCTAGTGCTCGAACAATATCATTGATCGAGGCGCCTGTCAGCGCTGCATCGCTAAGGATGTTTGCGATCACATCCCGTGTGTACTGCGTGATCTGTTCGGAGTTGTTCAGTAAGTCAATTCCGTAATACTGCCTCATCAATTCTACGATGCGGGCTGAAAATCCCATCGGCATACGCGCTTTCATTCGGTGTACGCCGGTTGCTGCGGCCCATACAGGCCCTACTGTTTTGTACAGGTCGAGAAGTACCTCGTAGATAGGCTCGGAATTGATCTCCCGTCGTGATGTGTATTGCTGTATCTGTTTGTGCAGCGCTTCCTTGAATTTAGGCGTGTACAGGTTTTCGTATCGCTGCTGGAAGCGATGCCACTTGCGGAGGTATGCTGATTTTTCTTCTCTTGTCATTGCATAAAATTAATGCCTTCAAAGGAAATGAAAAAAGTTATAATTAGTCGTTATGCTAAACAGACGCATACGACTGTTTAAGAAAACCCACGCCACGTGCGAAGATTATGGAGGATGAAAAAATACTACAAGAACTTGTAGATATAAAAAAGATACTACTTGCTTATATTATGACGCAAGTGGAACCTGATAAGCTAGAGAATTTTATAAACAATTTCAACAACTCAGATATAATCCTTTCTAATCTGGATAAATCCTGATTCATCTAAATACATAAACGGTCGATATATTTTTCCCTCGTTCTTCTCAGAACGAACCTCCGGTGCTTTTTTCTTAAACACCCGTGCAACCGCACGTATGCAAACCTGCATTAACATAACGCTTTTCATTATAACTTTTTTCATTGTACGTTGATTTTATAGTGAAGGCAAGTTGCGATTTTTTCGCAGCAAAATATTTGCTTTTGTCCGTAAAAAATCGCAACTAAGGTCTTATCTCAATACTCACCCCGTTATTCTCAGGCCACAGGTACGCCGCTACTTTCTTCCTCACCTGCTCCTGCTGCCAACGCCACTTCTGTTTTGCGACCGGGCAGGTAGGCTCCGGCATCTCATGCAACATGGTAAGGTGAATCCGCTTGATTACTGCGGCTGATATTTGTTCTACTGACTTCATACCTGCCCGGTGCCTGTGTCCTGCACTTGTGTGAATGATTCGAGTGGCTCATATCCAGCCTTGATGAACGGAAGGTCCATCATCGGGTCATCAACCCGGTCATAACCGGCTGCCTGCAAGATATCGTTCGGGATCATCACCGGCGCAGCCGCAAGGCCGTCCATCTTTTCTTTCAGCGACTGTTGAAGCTCCTGTATATCGGAATAGTCGAACTTTACCGTTCTGAATCCGGCGCCAAAGTCTGTAACCAATTCCAGGTTAAAGGCATCCTCTACCATCTGCGTATAGGGCATAACGGCAACCGTGTACGCCTGCCGGATCATTTCCTTTACATTGCTTTCTGTAGATGAAGAATCGCTGTTGAACCATACGTCCGATACCCCGAATACGTTGCATATGCCTTTCAGGTCCAGTTTAGCCAGTTCGGCACTATCCATGTCAACTAGAGACAGGCCAAGTTGGATATACCCGAAATCACCGGCCTGTATGAACGGCGCACCGGTATTATCCGGGTTCTTTGCGAAGTTGGCGTAATTAGTTTTGATACCATCGATAACGGGCTTTGACTTCAGGTCATGCGTGGCGTTCTTAACGTACAGCACTCCCGGGGTACCGCCGTTCTGTATCTGCGCCACGCTGTTCTTCATGTTGCTTTCAAGCCTGTTGAGCCTGCGGGTAAGGACGTCAACCTTGCTAAGACCGCGCCAGCGTTCGTTGGAATCGTTGGTCGGGTTGAATCCACGGATGAAGATCATCTCGTCAAGTTCAATGCGCTTCTCATAGCCCTTTACCGGGTCACGGTACAGGTAATACGCAATCTCTTCCGGGAATGTATCGGTGATGACCAGAGTTATAAAAGCCGGGTTAAGAAAGATCATACGGTCAACCCGGCCATTGACGCCAAGGGTCTTATCCTTGTAGCAAAAACACTCATCGTACAGGTACAGCCATGTGAACAGTTCGATGCGCTTCGTATATGTCAGCGTTCGGAGAAACTGCACCAGTTTATCGCTTTCTGGCAAATCCTCTCCGTTCTGGTCGTAACCGTATATGGGTATCTTGGCCGCTGTCTTTGCCAGCTTGTGTATGACGGCGAACAGTTCATCGACAAGTTTGAAGGCCTGTATAACCTTGTACGATGTCCAAGCCGGGTAAATACGGGAGTAAAGCTGCGCAAACGTAGTGTTTTGCATCGCTTTTAGTTCGGTTTTGAGCTTGTCAATCCCGAATAGTTTGTCAATAAGTTGCACCTGCGTAGATTAATTGAGGTTGTGAAAATTTCCCGTATGCTGCATAGCGCATTGAATCCATACCATCGTCTTTAAACTTTACCGGCTCCTCTAGTACAGTACCGTTCTTATCCACCTTCCACTTGTAGGAACGTATCTCTTTCAACAAATTTATACTATTTTTTGTAATATAGAGCGGTCGGCCCTTCATCCACTGAATAGATTCGTACACATAACCCTTTGACGTGGCCGATGTTTTGTTAGCCGGAATGGCCCATAATCCGGCCCGGTTAAGTTCCTCAATAGTCTCCGGTCTGGCGCTGTCGCAGTATATTTCAGAAGTGCCATCAAGGCCGAATGTTTTGATGAGGTAACACAGGTCGTCCGTTGTCAACTTGCTTTCATAGATTAGTTCCTCAACGTACACACGGTTGTCGAGCAGTCCGACCCTGGTAAGTACCGTCGGGTGGTTGAACCCGAAGTCAAGGCCGTAGCATACCTCGTCGCATTGCGGGAAGCTGTCACATTGCTTCCAGTGGGTATAGATAGTTTCCTGCGACGTTCCGCGAAGGCCAAGCCCGAACACCCTCCACAGATTATCGTCGGCGTCTTTCAGGGCCTCTATCTCATTCACCTGCTCTTTGGTAAGGAAAGCAAGGTTATTGAGGTAAGTGGAATGGATTCGTTTGTTCGCAGGATCGTCAGCCAGCTTATAAACGTAGCTGAACTCGTCCGCCGGGTTCCAGTCGCCAAAAATCGTCTGCCGGGTTCGCAGGGCAAGTTGCGTGTACGCCTGCTGACTAACAAGGTTCATCTCGTTGATCCAAAGTATATCACGCCCTGGGCCACGCAGTTTACCGACGTCCTCGGTTCCGAAGAACTCGATGTACGATCCGGTATGCGGGAACCGAAGTATGTTGTCTGTCTTATTGTGGTTCTTTTCGCTGTACAGGCTCATTGCCTTGATGACGTCCAGGACGTCTTTCATGGCGCCCCGTTTCAGGTGTGGGAGTGACGGGGAAACAACGGATATTTCTTTTTTCTGAGTGAGCGCAATCTCGTTCATAAGTTGCGCCAACGAATAAGACTTGCTCGAACGGCTGCTGCCTTCGTTGCCGATGAAGCGGTATCCGTCGAAGTATGCCTTGCGGTTGGCTTCAAATACCGGGGTGTATTCTATGGTAATTTGCTTCAAGTCTTTATAGGATAAGCATGTACAAAGATACAGTTATCCCTTGTGTGCAGGTGAAAGAAGTTCCACGCCTTGTCTGTGTACTGAAACTTAGCCGCGCCCTCCGGTGAGAAGTAGTTGACGAATGTATGTATGCGGTAGCATCTTTTATGTGTCGGGTCGGCATACTCCAGGTCAACGTCACCTCCGGCGATCGGCGTCTCAATGTACAGGCTGCCTCCGGGCGATAATACCCGGTGTGCCTCATCCATGAAGTGAACAAGATCGTTCAGATGTTCTACAACGTGGATAGCCGAAACATGAATAAACAGGTTGTCGTCAAACGGCCATGCGTTGTTCAGGTCATGCACAACGTCTATATTTCCGTACTGACGGATGTCGCAGAACACATCTCCCGGTTGTTTGGGCCATGCTGGGCCGGGGCCAAGGATCAGCCGTTGCATAAGATGTCGTTTACCTGTTCAATAATTTGATCCCAACTCAACTGCCTTGCATACTCGATACAGTTGTTACTGATGCGCTCGTACAGTTCCCGGTCATCCAGCAGTCGCCTTGCAATAGCGTACAAGTCACCTACATCGTATTCGCAGCGCAGGCAGTTGTATTCGTGTTCGAGATCATCGTCGCCGTTGTTAATGGCCCTTGCAGTAGGCGTCCCCTTTGCCATAGCCTCAATAGGGCTGCATGATCTTGCGTCGCAGATGGTGGCCTTTACCAGTATCGTTGCCTGTTCGTATAGTTCGTTCATCTTTTGCAATGAAGGCTGGAAATGATGAACGTGCGGTATATGGCGATCCGTTTTTAGCCTTGTGTGTCCGTATGAAACAATGTAGCATCCATCGCTGCGGAGGCGTTTTGCTACCTCGTGCGCAACGTGGTATGCGTCCTTTGTCGGGTTCGATGCCTCCCAGCCTTCAATGAGAACGACATTTCCCTGCTTCGGCTCCTTGAATATCGGGAAGTCATTTGTGTTAATTCCGTTGCCGATGTAGTGAATCGTGCCACGCCTGCCGAACCGATTGCGAAGCACGTCTATGTTCCACTTGCTTATGCAGATCATCGGGTAGTTGGAAGTGTAAAACTTGTAACACATCGAAAGCCAGTTAAGGTCTTTCGGATTGAACATATCCTCCAACATTTGCAGGAACAGGAAACATTTTTGCCCGGGAAGGATGATGTCAAGCAAGTGCGCACTGTGCGGGCTGGTAAGGATGGCTGTATCGCAGTGCCACAGGTCGCTGATGTCGGCAATCTTCACCCGTTTATCAATCTCAAACCAATGGCATGAATTGCGGCCAGAAAGATTATACAGATATACTTCATGGTATTTCGTTAATCTGTTTGCCCATTCGAGGATAACCCGAAGTCCTCCGTGTGGGTTATTCGTTGATGGTATAGTGATAAATAGCTTCATAGCAGTATGTTTGCCAGTTCAGCAATGACGCCATGTCCGCCCGCGGTAATCATCGGTGCCCATCCCATAAGTTTTGAATCTGCGGGCCTGTACGCACGTTGTGCCAGCTTCATCATGGGAATATCCCATACATCATCTCCGATGCAGATGAACGGGCCGGTTATGTAATCCTTAACCTTGCTCTTATCCCTTAGTTCAATGAAAACAGCACCCACCTTCTCAGCAAAAACCTTGGCACCCCAGTCATCGGCTGACACGATGTAGAACTCATACCCGTTGGCAATGAACTCCCGGATGGCCCTGACGTCCTTAGTATGGAATGACTTGAACATCTTGGTGCCTGTATGATCGATGTTCAGTTTACCATCTGTCAGTACTCCGTCGCAGTCGCAGACAATTATTTTCGGATGATCCATACATACCATGTTTTTCCGTTCTCTAATGTTGTTTTGAACGAAACATACGGCTTATCCGCGGATCGGAAGTGTTCGGTCTTACCCTTGATGTCAAGTACATTCCCTTCATCGTGTTCGATAAGCGATATATTCCACTGGTGCATACCTTGCCAGCGTTCGTAGTCGGCCTCGTTTTCAAATCCCTGGATGATGACAAAGCCACCTGGTTTGCAGGCATCGATCATCTTCGTGTACGCATCGTATGGGCGTTGGGTATGGTCAAGCGCGTTGCTCATGTGAACGATGTCGAACGCGTTCAGGTATGGCAATGTTTCAGCGGAGTACGGCAATGGAGGGTCAATCTCATGGTATTGGTAGTTGAATATCTTGGCGTACTGTTCAGCCAGCAGATCGGTAGCAACCAGTTCGGCGTCATCGCATAATCCGTTAAGGATAGACACTACTCCGCTGCCGCAGTCAAGTATCTTGCCGTGATCGTGTTGCTGGATGAAGTGCGCTACGAACTCATTCAGTTCCGGGGTTTTGCGTTTAGCAACCCATCCGTTCAGGAATCGCTCGGTCTTAACGAATCCTTTCCAGAAGTCCAGTTCCTGTTGTGTGCCTTGTATCATTTTGGCCATAGTTTAGTTTGCCAGTCAGCCCCGAATGTCTGTTCCATGTACCTCTTACTTATCGGCGTATGGTAATCGCGGAGCTGCTTGCGTATGTTTGTAATCGGATGTTGCTTACGCTCGTTTCGCAGGTATGTATGCTGAACCTCTGCATCGCCAACACATACCAGCCGCTTGCCTTCCTGTTTCAGTTGGTGCGAGATAATAAGGTCCATGTAGTAGTACGGCGTGTTCTCATCGAGCATGAACCTTGCAAAGTCAGCTGCCCGGAACATAGGGGCCGTGAACTCTATGAACGGAACATCCCTTGTTTCGCCGGGCCAAAGGTGCCTGTGATCGCTGGTTGCCATCGCCGGGTGAACGGCTGCGATATTCGGGTCGCTGTCGAGAACCTGCATAAGTTTTTCGGGTACGTCCGGGGTGAATGTTACGTTGGTGATGAACCAGACGTATTTTGACAGTATTATTTTATCTGACCCACATTTACTACTGGCATCAATAAAAGGCAACAGATTAAACGCCTCGTTGAACGCCCTGCTCATATTACCAACGCCATCGCGGTCTGCAAAAAGAATAGGGTACGGAATTTCTTGCAGGCATTTGAGCGTGTTCTCATAGTACGGCTCCAGGTATTTCAGCGATATGATGACGAGGCGGTTCAATTCAGTTGATGCTTAGTTTTTACAATAGCTCGGTGAGTCATGTCAACGTAAAGCTGCCCGTGTTTGTATTCCGATGCCTTATAGATTGACACATGGTACGTGTGCTGCTCTTCTTGTTTCGGCGGCGCTGGTTTGTTCTGCCTTGCGTGGTACATAAACCATACAAGCAGGTTAATCAACGTGCAGAAGATGACGATGGCCGAGGCGATTGTTACTTGCATTTGATTCTGATTGTAGTTTTTGGATGTTTGTTTGCGTACTTTTCACTTACGAACCTGCCGGTGATCGCAGAACGGTACTTGTATTTTACTTTCTTTGCCATAAAAAATAAACCGCCTCGGCTGTGGGGTGCTTCGGCGGTTAACTTCGTTCGTAATAGGCCCCACACCTGTTTACATTTCAAAAGTACTTTTTTCCGGGAAATATGCAAATAATTCTTTTACGTTAAACTGATCGGTCATCGAGAACCATAACCGGTTGCTGACTTCCCTGAGCGTTGATACCTTGCAATCGGGGTAGTATTCAGATGCGATGTTGTTTTCCTGCGCGTAGCATGTTTTGAACCCGATACCGAAATCCGGCCAGTCAAAGTTCGTTCGCTGTACAAGTTCTGCATCCATCATCATCGGGCAATGCGTATCGACGTTCGGCACATTCCCATAACGCTGGTATGTATTGCGCAGGCATCTTGTATAGCTGCCGTTACCGATCCTCTTGGCAAGTTCTGGCTCCATGGATCCTTTGTTGTAAATCTTTGTCAGCGGAGCCAGCAGAATGTGATCGTCGTTTGCAAACATAAATTCTCCTTCGATTGTTGCAGCGGCGGTCAATACCTTGTCGCGGATATTCTGCTCCTTGCGTATGTGCGGATAGTCTTTGTGTTGAATGTGTTCACCGGTGTACCATGCTGGCCGGCCTCCAACGACGATGCAGCGATCTACCTTGTGGTGCCTGGTTATTGACCGCAATGCGAAACGAAGCTGCTCGTATCTGCCGTCATTCCGTAGAGGGATTATCAGGATCATCTTTGATAGGCTGGCATCCGGTGGCCGGGGTGAAAACGATCTGAGGCTTGACGTCGTTGCCTTCGTTGTCTGTGAATCCTGTTTCAGTCTTATCACGCCATCCCATGTTTTTGAGTGCGAAGATAACGCCGGTGGGTTGGTTCTCATAGATCAGCCTTTCCTCGTAAATCGCTTCTACCCTATCGGTGGCGCTTTTAATGATGTCGAAATACTTATCCCTGGCTTTGTAGTTGTACAATGTCTGCCGGTCGATTTTAAGGGCTACAGCCAGTCCTGCGAGTGTTGGACGGGGAGCTTTGTCGAAATAGGCTGAAATCGCCTCTAATAGCTTTTCAGGGGTATCAAACAAAAGCGGACGACCTCCGGGATGTTTTTCGTTTTCCATACCGCTAAGATACGATTTTTCCTGAAAAACAAGCCTAACATATTATCGCAAAACAATATACTCACTTTACTCACAAATACTCATGCCTCAAACCCTTACTGGACGTGGATTTACTCAATTTACTCAGCAAACCATAAGGATATACAATTATAATAATAATAATTATAATTTGTGTACGTATGTACGGGTGAACCGGGGTAGTGAGTAATTGCAGCATATCGTTGATTGTCAGAGGCTTCAGGTGAGTAAATCGTGAGTAATTGATGAGTAATTGATGAGTAATTCAGCCTTTGATATAATAAAAAAAGGCCATTTCAGGCCCTATTTTATGTAAATTTAAGACAGATATTAGTATCTTTTCCTATACTTACCGTGTCCGATTTTTACAAACATATTAGAAAATATCTTACTTCGCATGGCATTATCGAAGCGCCTTTCTTTGAAATTTAACCTCACGCAAATTTCAGCCGCTTCTTTCCGGGTAAATTCTTCCGGCAGAGAAGAGTGCAATAATTCCAGATCACCAGGTAAACCAGTCTCCAATTCATCGTGCAGGGCAGATATGACCCGTATTGTTGATTCGCAGTAATACCGGTACAGTTCCCATCCGTATTGAACGTGCTGTTCAGTGATGACCGGTTGCCGCGGGTCATGCAGTATAGCAATTATCTGCGTGAGCCTCGGAAAGTACGTTGACATCTTTGCCTCGGTGCCCAGGATATATGATTCTGCCCTGGTCTTTATTCGTGCGTTCGCAGCTTCAAGTATTTCCCGATAGTACCTCCGGTACAGCGCCTTGGCGCCTTCGGTCATCTCAACCCTGGTTTCCTCGACCAGGCCAGAATTGTATTCAGCGCCCTGCCTGAACAGGTAACTTACCAGCCCCCGCCATTGTTCGCACATCTCTTTTTTGGCGCTGAACGGATCAGTATCCGTCCGCAGTTCAATGTACCCGGATTCTACGATCAGGAACCTGCTGGCAAAGCCACTGGCAAGCCTGTCCTCGGTGAATATGTTCTTTAACCGGCCCGGCTGCGTTCCCATGAGTAGGTTCAGGTTCAGGTTCGGCACAACCCGCTCGTTCTGCTCGTCGGCTCTTATCTGCGTAGTCCTGCCACCACTGAAAGCCTGCGTGAAAAAACTGATCGAATCGTTGTTGTTTTTGAAGCTGCCGGCATTGAAGATCGTTTCGGCCTCATCTTGGTAAACACCGATGCCGTT